GTTGATCCTGCTGTTTGCACAACAGCGACATTCTTACCAAGATCGTCTTGGGTAAGAGCTTCGTCTGATTGCATTTGCATAACTAGGAAAGGATCAGAAGCAACATAAGCCATAATGTCATCCGCAGCCGTAGAAGCTGGGTAATGCTGGCTAAAAGTTGTTTGACCAGAAGTTGGATCAGTATATGAAACTCCTAAGAATACTCCAATAGGAGTCAAGGAAGTAGTTCCTGTGTCCTTTTGGATTGTAGTGTTAGGGTCTCCATCTGCCCACTTAACAAAGTCACCGTAAAAAATTGCAGTAGCATATCCACTAGCAATTTTGTAATGAGTAATCTTTGCATTGTAAGCACAAGATACTAATGAACCAACCGGTCTAGCACCCATAGGTGTAGCTGATGAAGCCATAGTATTTACTCCTTCTGCATAAAAATGCAGACCAAAATATTAATTTAAGACTCTACGAGTCTCTTCCAAAAGTCGTTTTTGAGTTGCGTTCAAATACTTGTTTGGTAGCCATCCTGCTGTCTTGATCTTTGAAAAAAGTATTATCGACTGCTTCTATTTGCTGTCGAGCTAATTTATCAAAGTGTTGAGCACGCTCATCAGCAACCTCTTTAGGCATTTTGCATAATAGCTGTCCGCCTATTTCGATGTTACCTTTTGATGCCCATTCAGACTTATGATCCATCATATGTATCTGTAATTCAGGGTGGTCTTCCAAACGACAAGGCTGCCATCCCTCACGAAATCTTTTAGATACATTAGGATTATCTGTATTCCCAACTAAAGATGTTCTTATCCATCTAAATACCCATCCTTCTTGGGGTGTTGGGTCAGGTAAGTTACCTTCATTTTCCCAGTTTCTTTTTCTCTGGGTAGCCTCTCGGCTATCTAATCCCCTAGGGGAACGCTCTTGGTTTTCAGGAGCATCAGCAGAAACTGCCTCCACTTCTTCTGTGTTATTTATTTCTTCTGACATTTACGCCTCCTTTAATAATTGGTTTGCATACTGCTCAGGACTTATACCAAGTTGTCGAGCTATCTTAACTTGAGTCTGAGTCAGTCGGACTTGCGAAGGTTTAGTTTGACCGCCTTCCCTCGATGCGGTTGCAACAACTGTTGATGGTTGTCGTTTAGGTTGTTCTTCAACCGGTGCTTCTGCTTCCGCTTTAGCTTCTGGTTGAGAAACTCCAAAAAAATTTGGAAACTGTTTACGCATCTCGGCATCTACCTCAGCGTAGTATTTATCTGGGTCTTTAGCAGGATCAACACCTCCTTGCTGTAATCTTTGATCTACATACATAGCAAAAGAAGTCATCTCTCTATGCGTTGGGTCTGTGCCCATAAACCAAGGATTTTTAGCTGCCCATCTTTGTAAATCAGGATCAACTTGTTTAGGTGCTTCAGGTGCAGGCATTTTCTTTTCTATTTCAGTTTGCACCTGATCTGCCATGTTATTAGCAGTTTGTTCAGCTAAGACAGCTTTAGATAGTTGCTCTTGAGCCTCAGCCATCTTCTCTGCATCGCCTGCTTCATAAGCAGCTTTATACAAAGCCTGAGCGTTTTGTTTTGCCCACAAAGCATTGTTAGCTGCTTGTTTATTAAGAACCTCACCCCCTTGATCTACAAAAGCTTGTAACTTTTGATTTTCTTGCATCAAGGTTTGTAATCTCTGTACTGCCTCTCGTGATTCTCTTTGAGCAGCTTCTTTAGCTCTACGCTCCTCGTGGTACTCGTATTTGAGTTTGTTTATTCTTTCGCCAGCTCTTTTACTGTAATCAGTTATCTCTGCATCAACTGTTTCATCATCTGCAGGCTCTTCTGATTCTACTTTAGGCGGTCTTCTGTCTTCTTCTGGAGTATCGTCTATTATTTCAACTGATAGTCCATCGTCAACTTTAGAATCTATTTCTACTTGTTTACCAAAGAACTTTTCTTCTTCGCTAGTCGTATTAGTAGACTCTTCTATGATCGGTTCTTCGTTTATTATTTCTGGTGTTTCGCTCATGCTCTAACTACTCCCGTTGGGTCTTCAACAACTGCTTCCACAGTGTCATCGTTAATTAAACGAAACTCTTGTCCATACATCATTATGCGAGTGCCAGAATAAGCTCTAAAAATTACCCAGTCACCTTCTTCACACCAAGGACCGCTAGCAAATCTTTTTTTATCTTTATATGCTTCTGGACCTAGCTTAATAACATAACCACAGATATTAGCCACCTCTTCATCCTTCATGGTACGAGAAGCTTTAATTATTCCGCCTTCAGTCTTTTCTTCAACTTCAGGCATAGCCACTAAAACTTTCCAACCTTTAGGTTCAGGCAGTTGCTTTCTTGTATCTTCGACTACAGGTTTTTTGACTTTTGCTTTTTCTGTCATATGTTTGCACGACTTAAGGAGTCGAGTTCCTATTCACGAGTATGTCTGTCTATCCAGTCAGCCAACTCTCTTTCTGCAAGGGATAAACCCTCGATAATACCAGCCATCCTTTTGTATTCTGAGAAATCTTTTAGATTGCCAGTTCCCATGTGACTGCTATGTTCTGTTTTTAAACTACTTAATCTATCTTTTAAAAAGTCTGATAGTGATAGCTGTTTAAAATCATTTTCAGTCACGATCACGATCTTGGACTATTTCTTTTGCTATGTCAAGACCAAGCTTGTAATCCTCTCTCGCTTTGCTATCTTCTTTATCTGCTAAATCAAGCAAATCGCTAGCAACTTTCTGACCAATGCTAGCACCTGCAATTTGCTCTTGTGATGCTATCCTATCTCTTTCTATCTCATCTCTGTTCTTAGCTTTCTCTGAGTCAAGTTCTAATCTAGCTGCACTCTCTGCAATCTTTCTAGATACCTCAGCTTCTTTAACCGCAACCTCTCTTTCTTTCATTTGCAAGAGTGGGTCTTGTTGTTGTTGTGCAATCCTTGCTTGTTGTTCTTTAGCTTGCGATGTAATTGATACACGCTTCGCAGCTTCAGCTACCAGTTCAGATATACGCTTCTCTACTTCAGGTGGTAACGGTTCTCCTTCTGGAGGTAACTCAACACCCATCTCTCTTTCTACTTGATTTCTAAACAACATAGTTAAATGCTGATTTACATAAGCAGATGCATTAGCAACTATAGAACTTGCTGTAGGACTAGCTTGTATTTTTTGTTGTATCTCTGGGTTCTCTTGAGCAGCCACAATAGTATCAATATGTGCTTGGTGATCTTGAAATGCAAACGCTCTTACAGGAACACCGTTAATTAAGTTTTGTACTGCAGTTACAGGATCAACAGGTTTGATATCATCTTTATCAGGAATGATATCTTCAACATTTCTAATACCTAGAGTTTCTAACATTTGTCTGTGTAACTCTTCCATGTTGTATATCTGTGGCGTAGTAGCAGCCAACTGCATAGCAGCTTGGTACTGCATAATTCTTTGTGCCATAGTGGATGCATTAGGGTCAGACACTGGCAATACATCCACTCGGTTATCAAAGTCTGCAGCCTTGATAAATTCTTCTTCATCCATATCGTATGGATAAGAAGGGTCAGTAAAGTCTTTTACGATATCAACTAATATCTCAAATTCTTTTTTCATGGATGCATGCAGTCTTGCTTGCACTGCAGACATTACTTTCATGTTTCTTTCCAGTAAGGCAAGGGTTGTGCCAACTGGAGCTTGGTTATTCATATCAGATACTTTCATATCGTTCATGCTTGCAAAACGCCTGCCTTCTTCGACTATGTTTTGTAATAGCTGATACAAAGTAGCTGATGGTTCTTTATACGGTAAGAAGGTTATGTTATCTCTGATAGCACCACCGGGTACATCTACATCCCTAAACTCACCGGGCATAATAGGCGTATCGTCACCCTTGATCCTTAACCCTCTAGCTTTTAATCCTCCGGGCAGGTTAGATAAAGTACCTGCATCTACTAACTGTCTTAGAATTGAAGTTGCAGATTTGGCTAAACCACCAACCATGTGTATCAAACCAAAACCATAAAAACCCAATCCCGGAAGATATTGATAATGAACGAAGTGCATCCTTCTTAATTTTTTCGGATCATCTTCGTAGTAATTCCTTCTTATGCTAAGAACTATACCGCTAGGATAGTCTATTGAAACCACATAAGGTAAAGCTATGCCTGTCTTTTCGCCTGCATCGTTAGTATCTTCATAGCCTTGTAAATCTAGATCAACCTGCATTTCTAGGACTGTGTGCCTATCATCGTAGTTGTAAGTCTGACTTTCCCCAGTCATCTCATCGTACTTCTTGCTTATATCCGATTGACTGTCTGAGGCTTCAGGTAAATCTACATCACGATAAAAGCCTGCAACTTGCATCTTTCTAACATCGTTAGAAGACTTATGCATTACATGAGTAGCACGCTGACAAGTCTCTAAATCGCTAGCACCGTAGTTCACAACCACATCTTCTGCAGGCACAAATATAGAACTAGGTCTTTCTAAATTAGGATCGTAATAAACTTTTCTAAATGCAGACCCTGCTAAAGGTAAAGAGAATAACATCTTCTCTGTCTCAGTTCGGTATTCTGACATTTCATAAGTAAGCAGATAGTTTAGATAATCTTGTACTCTGCCTGCTTGTTTAGTCTTCTCATCGGTAATCTTGCCAACTATCTTAGTTCTTACAGGACCTTGAGCAGGAAACATTTCAGCAATGGATTGAGATTGGAATCTAACAACTGCTTCGCTCAACATAGGATGAAAGACTCCACATGCTCCCGCCCAAGGCGAAGTTCTCTCTTCTATCTTCAAACCAAGTTGATCTAAACCCTTAACATAGCTTTCTTCCCACTCAGAACGAGAATCTTTATCAGCCTGAAACTGTGCTATCAAATCACCACCCAGTTCGTTTAAGGTGGATTCCTCCATGTAATCTGCAAGATTAGAGTTGAACTCCATAGCCATGATGTCTTTAGCATTGGGATCAAAGTCTATAATCATACCACCATCCTCGGTAGCTATTGCCACCGAGTCTGGGTTTTCAATGGAGATTGAAACTTCTTCGCCTAACTCGTCTGTGCCTTCCACAGGAGTAGCTGGTGTATTTCTTTCTATTGCCAAAAGTTACCTCAATAATAATCTGCGATTCTGTTATGTTCTAAAGGTTCATCTTCCTCATCACTTGCCAAAGGAATAAACCCTCCTTGTCTAAATCTTAACAGAGCTTGCGTACTGCTATCAACTAAATCATCGTGTTCCATATTAGGAAAACC